AATTTGCTTCCGATTCATATTGGGGGAACGAAGACCGTTACAAATTTAGAACATATATAGATAGATTTGATGCAACTACAGAATATTCAACTAATGAACAACGTATATCAAAAACTAGTTTAAGTATAACTCTTTATGGATATATTATACCTGAAACTATTAATAGGGAATTAGCAACTAAAGGTAAACATCAATTCTTTTCCAAATCAGTAATATCTATTACTAATGAAACAGTAGTGAATATTAATGATTCAACTAGAACTTTAGCTAATCCACCTTCTAATAGACCTGCTTTAAGTCCAACACCAAGTGTATCTATAACACCGTCTATATCGATTACCCCAAGTATAACACCATCTATATCGGTTACTCCAAGTGTAACACCGTCTATATCGGCTACTCCAAGTGTAACACCATCTATATCGATTACCCCAAGTATAACACCATCTATAACACCATCTATATCCTCATCTCCTCCTTTAATTACGGGAGGTAGTATAAACTTTGGTAATATTCCTGATGCATATTTTGTAACAGATTTAGATAGCACTGATTATTCATTAGGATTTAATGACTTTACAATAGAGTGGTTCCAAAAACTAACAGAAACAGCAATATCAACTATAACCCCATTCTCTATATATAATTCAGGAACAGATTTTGTTTCATTTACTATACAGACATTAGGAGATGATATAGTATTCCAATTAAACCCAACTGTAGCAGGAGTACTTACTCCTATATCATTTGTTACATCAATACCATTTACAACATTAGATGATTGGACTCATATAGCTCTTGTTAGAACAGGAGACACGTTTAACATATTTGTTAATGGTACTCTTTCAAACACAGGAAATAGCATAGGAACTCTAGATATAGCTCCATTGTTATCTTACTTATATATAGGAACCCCAGGCTTATTTACACCAGGTTATGCATTCCCTGGATTAATAACTAACTTTAACTTTGTTAATGGAACGGCATTATATACTGGAGATTTTACTCCACCAACATCACCATTAACACCATCAACTAATACAAAATTATTATTACTAGCAACAAATAGTTATGACTTGACAGTTGATTCAAGTGGGTTAAATATAGGTGTAACAAATGTTGGAGGGTATGCATTTTGGTCTTCTGATAATCCTTTTTAAAAATATTTGGATACCTCAGATATATTTATTATAATGAAACATAAATTAATAAAATATGTTTAAAAAATTTAAAGAAATAGCATCAGCCTGGATAGAGGCATCAAATCCGACGCCTGAAAGTCAAGCATTAGCAGAAAAAAGAATAGCAACATGTAATGGGTGTAGTTTTCGTAAAAAAAATACAACTTTAGTTGATTTTTATTATTGTGGGGCATGTGGATGTCCATTAAATAAGAAAATATTTTCTACCCCAACAGGAATAAAATTTGATAAAAATTTATGCCCCAAACAAAAATGGGAAAACTAGTAACTAAAAACAAATGTCATGATAAAACCCCACTTAGAAAACCAATCCCAATCTCTAGATCAGTTAACTCCAGATGAACTAAATGAATTTAAAAGTATTCATGAAGATTATCAAAAATCATTATTTGATTTAGGAATAGTAGTTGTTAATATTGAAGAAGTTAAAACAAATTTAGATGAATTAAATGGAACTCGTCTTGATTTAATTAGTCATATTAATGAAGTTAATGAAAAACGTTTAGTTTTAACTGCTCGTTTAGGTGAAAAATATGGAGATAGACAGGTTGATTTAGAAACAGGCAACCTAAAATAAAAACATTTTAGGTTTGTAAAGGTTTTAGAATATTTATTATTAGAATAATTATAATACAACTTAAAACAACAACATAAAATGGCAGAAGCAATTATCTCCCCTGGTGTATATCTTAATGAAAGCGACCAGAGCGCAGTAACACAAGGCCCTATTGAAGCTGGAGCAGCTATAATTGGACCAACTGTTAATGGTATCCCTTATGTTCCAACTTTGGTTACTTCATATAGTGACTATATTGCAAAATTTGGAGCTACTTTTGATAACGGAGCAAGTGGCTCTATGGAGTATTTTACTTCACTAACAGCTAAGAATTATTTTGATAATGGAGGTACAACTTTATTAGTAACTAGAATCACTCATGCCGGGACAGGATCATCAACTTTAGAAAGATTCCCATCGGCAAGTATCCCTTTAATTAGTTTTGAAGCAACTTCTTCTATGAGTGTTGCTGGATTACATAAAGATGATGGTGGTGCTGGAACAGTATTTTTCCTATTAACAGGATCTGCGGATGGAACTACTGCTACATCTTTTGGTAAATTTATAATGACGGGTAGTACAACACAAGTAGATGCTGCTCCTATCTATTATATTACTACAGGATCTACAGCTACGGACACAACAACAAATATTGTAACTAAAATTAATTCATTACAATCTGTATTTAGTACCGTTGCTGCATCTTCTACAACAGATTTATCATTAACAGCTAGTTTATCTTATAGTAAAACAATAGGTAATTCATTTAAAATAGTATCATCAAGTATAACTAGATCTCTTAGTGGTGGTTTAGATGGTGCTGAATGTTTTGAACTAGAAACTTTAGCTTGGGGATCTCAAATGAACAACTCAGGTTCAATCCTATCCTCAGGAGCTTTAGTAAGCGGTAGTGCTACTAATGTTCGTTGGCAAATCCAAAATGTAAATAATACACTAGGTACATTTACATTAATTATTAGAAGTGGTAATGATACGGATGCTCAACCAAATGTTCTTGAAACTTGGATTAATTTATCTTTAGATGTAAACCAACCAAATTATATAGGTAGAGTATTAGGAAACACCAAACCAGTGTACACCTATTCAATAGCTGATGGTCAAGGATATATTGATTATGTAGGTGATTTTCCAAATTCTTCTAGATATGTTAGATTAGCAAATATACCTCAAGCACAATTTGGCACATTTGATAATAATGGTCTTTACAATGCTGCCGCCTTTAGTGGAAGTTTACCATCCAATGGAAGTGGAATTTTAGCAGGTGCTTTTAGTGGAGGCGCTGTAGATACTACACTACCAAGATTTATGTATGAAAATATCATTTCAGGTGTTACTAATACTCAAGGATTTACTACAGAAGATTATTTCCCAGCAATCAATTTATTAAACAATTCAGATGAATATCAATTTAATATATTAATGACTCCTGGTTTATTTTTAGCAGGAGGAAATTCAAATATTAATATTGGTGCTAATGGTGCTGATCCAATCGCATTGTGTGAAGGTAGAGCAGATGCTTTAGCAATAGTTGATCCTCTTCCTTATGGTGGGTCTGTTACAGGTGCTAAAACAGCAGCAAATGCTTCTAACTCTAGCTATGGAGCAGCATACTGGCCATGGTGTCAAGTATTTAGCTCAGCAATGGGTAAACTAGTATGGGTGCCAGCATCAGTATTGATGGGTGGTGTATTTGCGTTTACAGACCAAGTATCAGCTCCATGGTTTGCTCCAGCGGGTATTACTAGAGGTGGTATTCCAAATGTAGTAAAAGTTGAAAGAAAATTATCATTAACAGATAGAAATAATTTATATTTAGATAATATAAATCCATTAGCAACCTTCCCTGGAAATGGTGTAGTAGTATTCGGTCAGAAAACATTACAACAAAAAGCAACAGCTTTAGATAGAGTAAATGTTAGAAGATTATTAATAGCTTTAAAAGGATTTATCGGAGGTGTTGCTCGTTCATTAGTATTTGAACAAAACACAGCAACTACAAGAAATAATTTCCTAAACCAAATAAACCCATACCTAAACTCAGTAGTTCAAAGACAAGGTTTATATGCGTTTAAAGTAGTAATGGATGAATCAAACAACACACCAAGTGTTGTAGATAGAAACCAATTAATAGGTCAAATTTATATTCAACCAACCAAAACAGCAGAATATATAATCCTAGACTTTACAGTTTTACCAACAGGAGTATCATTCCCATAAGGAAATAATATTTATAATAAACAATTAATAAATACAACATAACATGCCTATATTAAACGCAAACGAAATAATGTTTACTCAATATGAGCCTAAAACACCAAATAGGTTTATAATGACTGTAAATGGTATTCCATCATATATTATTAAAGGAGTAACTGCCGTAAATTTTGACGATGGAGAAATTATTCTAGATCACATTAACACCTATAGAAAAATTCGTAGCGGAAAAAGGCTATGGGGTGATATAACTTTTACTTTATTTGACCCAATTGCTCCATCAGGTGCACAGGTAGTAATGGAATGGGCTCGTTTAGCATATGAATCAATTACTGGTAGAGCAGGTTA